CATCTAGTAACTCTTCAGCTAGTTGTCTTGATAATGCGTCTAACTCTTCTTCAGTTAATGGCCCAAGATCCTCTTCATCATCTTGGTAAGCATCTAATAGAACCTCTAGGTCATCCGATGCAATACCTAAAAAGTCTCTCGCTTTAGACTTGTTTGGTTCTCCACCATAAGAGCCTGTTCGATTCCCCTCAACCTTACCAGCAAGCTCTTTGCTAGGATTTTTGTACCCAATAGTAATATAGCCAGGCCCATGATCCAGTGGAACAATCTCTTCTAGCATCTCACCACTTAATATCAAGTCAACATCACCAACACCAACGCCCTTCTCTTCAGCATACTTCGCTGTGTATTTAGGAAAGTCGTTATTGTTCTTGTCTTGTCCTGCGACTGTTCTATTAATGATGTGATTAATTACAACCTCAGCAATCTGTACTCGCTCTTTAGGCTTTAGCGTCTTTGGAATCTTAATCTTCTCTCTAGTCCATTTAGACATTAGACAAGCACTCTTCCGTTAAGTGTTTCTTGAATCTTTACGTCATCATACTCAGGATGAAGCAGTTTAATCGCTTGCTCCATTGTCATCGTTCCAAGTTCAATCTCAGCTTTAATTTCTTCGATCTCTTCTTTTCTTGATTTAAGAGGTTTTGGATCTTCAAACTCAACTTCGATCTCTAGCTCATCAGGCATTAAACCTGGAACCTTAGAAGGATTAACCATTCCTGACTTGATCCAGTAGTTGTGAATCTTAGGAAGCTTTACGTTCCATAGCTCAGACTCATCTTTCTCAAACCATTCCTGCTGTTTCTTAATGATCTCATAAACGTCTAGTTCATCAATCATCTTAGCAATACCAGAAGCTGAATTTGTCCCTGAGATTTGCCCCATTGATCCTACTCTGATTCCCTTAGTCTCAAGCCATAGTGTGAATATAGTCATAACGAAGTCGATAACTTTTTGAGTATCAGCTTCAGGTTTAATCGTTCCAACTTGAGGAGTCTTGTCGCTTTCTCTATCAGATTTAAGTGACCAAATAACATTAGGAGACATTTTGGCATTATCAAAATTTACATCGACTCCAAATAGAATTGAGAAGCATTGGAACATCTGCGCACCTGCTGCGTCTGACAACATGACAGGAATGGCTTTAGATATTTTGAGCATATCAGAGTCAAGAACAGGTAATAGTCTATTCTTTTGACGCTTACCATAAACGAATGGGATAACGCCGATGACGTTGATCCCTTCATTGTCGATAAGATATTCTGTCGCTTCTGTTCCGCTCATATAAAAAGCATCGAATTCCTGGTCAGTATAAACATGAAGGAGCATTGAATCCTCAGACTCTCCCTTCTTTCCCATAAGCTTAATAAACACGGTTTCCTCTTCAGGATTAACCGATGAATCAGACATTACCAGGAATGAATTAAAAGGGAGCTCTCTGATAGCTGGCTTTCCGTTCTTATCAATATAAGGCTCCCAGGCAAAGCCTTTAAATAGATTCGAGTAAGCGTCGGCAATATAACCAGACTGGTCAATGTCTAAAGCTTCACGATAGAAGTCAACGAACTCTTGCTCTCTAGCATCTTCAGAGATCCTGCTAGGTGATTTGGCATAAGTGACGGAAACTTTATCAATGAACCGCTGGAGGATATTGATTGGAAGAACTCTGTCTTTAATCGAGTTGTAGTAGTTAGCAGATAGAGATGTCTGGAGAATTTTGTCAACGTAAGGAAGTAGATTCCCCTCGTAAATGTTGAGTGCTTCATTGTTTGTATTGATGAAGTCGGCATTGGCCTTAACGTATTCAATAATCTCTTTTCTTCGATCTCTTAGCATATAAGTCCTTATAATTGGATAGTTTTTGTTTCTCTGTTTAGGTAAAGTGAAAATTCGTAATCTATGAAATAATCTAACGTATCGGATGCGTGTGTCAACTTGCCATCCTTGTCCTTGATCTTTTCAAATGTAAGCCTGTTTTGCTCAACCTGTTCAAGGTCTTTGATTAGAACCTTACACTTTGGATTGATCAAGATTTCTCTTTTATCAAACTTTCCATTCACTAAGAGCTGTCTCTCCCTAAATCTAGGGTTGACTGATTTAAAGCGTATGTTCTGTTGTGGAAACCCAGCTTGCATTAATATCTGATAGTCCGAAGCTCCAGATGTTCTTCTATTCTTACCACTCGCATCAATTGTTATGATTACGTTTTTACCATATCTTCTTTGTATCTCTAGTGCAGCCTGCAATGTATCGGAGTTCCCTAGTAGTTCGAACTCATCAAAGAAGTGAATCTGGTTGCCATGTCTTTGTGCAAACGTACAAGTCATTCTACCTACGTTAAAGTCTAGATTAGCATATATAGTTCCACTCTTCTGTGTAACCGTATCAGATACGTGAACTGTACGGTCAAATGAATAGTAAAATAGATCGCCACTGATCTTAATGATCCGACCTTCTTTAAATACCTGTAAGGCTCTCTTATCGAGCATATATTCAAGAGTCGCAGCATATTGTTGATCAATGTGTTTATTCTCTGTTGTGTCTCCAAATATGATCTTGAATTTTCCAGGTTCTTTACTTTCCTGTTCATTCATCATATTTACGTAATCCATAACCCAGCCATACTTATCTTCTGGAGTTCCTGCTAGAATCTTTTGTTTAAATGGAGAGTCTGTTCTGATACGTCTTAAGAATTGATTTATTCTATCCCATGGACAAAGAGAGAACTCGTTTACACCGCCATAGCCTAAGTTAGGGCCAGCGATTTCATTCTCTGCCGTAAATATATAAAGAGGCTTATTGTTCCAAATAAAGGTATAGGCTTTATCTTGAGCATTATAATCCCAGATTCTACCCTTAGATATTCCAGACTTCTCGAATATGTCTTGAAATGTTGGGTATATATCTTTCTTAAACATGGCATAGGAAGGACAGAGTAAGCCACCAGCGTGACCCTTATTAAGTCTTGATAGCTTTAAGAGCTTCATACAAAGATTATAAGACTTACCTGAACCTAATCCCGCACTATGGAGAATTGTTTCTGTCACATCGTCATCGAATACTGGCTTTTGTGATGGTAATGGAGAGTATGGTATTCTAAGCTTCAAAGACAAGATCAACCTCTTTGACTTCTTGCTCTATCTTATCTCTCTGGCCTAAATGTTGTTTCCCTAGCCATATAAGCATTGAAACATTGCCGCTCATGGCTACATCGTACTGTTTCTTTAATAGATTAATTCGCATAGGTTCCTGCCTTTTGCGTTTATACTCCGAGAAACCACAACCAAAGCGTTCTTTAATTTTCTTGGTTAATGTATCTGTATTGACTCCTAACTTTTCACAGCAGTATTCTTGGTCAGCCCAGACTATTAGAGCATCTAGCTGATCCCAGCCATCAAATTCCATATTTTCTAAGTCTTTAGTTGGTCTAGCCATATAATTCCCTATGATTATAATAACTTATACATGTATTCTGTTTTATGGTATAATACCAGTATGAAAACAACAGAAGATTGCATCAAGTATTTATCTACACACCCTTGGTTATCTAAAGGTTTTAATAAGCTTAAACAAAGCGAGAAAATACTATTAGCGGACTTTCTTGACTTAAAGTTCTCTGATAAGTCGGCAGCTTTCACGGCTTCAAACAGAATGTTTATGGATAAAATAGAGAAGCCTAAAAACCATTTAATCATATCAGAACTCATATCTTGTGCCTTATCTTTCAGATTTAGTTAATTTCTTATAAGACTCACTAATTATTTTAGGATAGGTTAACTCTGATTTAATTGAGTGATGTATTCTTTTATGACTTGTACCCATCTCTTTTACAACGACTGAGGATGGGTGATACATGACTGAATAGAAGCTTTTAACGTAAGTACCTAGCTCTAAGTATATCGTAGTTAAACCACCAGAATTAGCCTGTGTTTGAATTTGATCTAATTGTACATGACTAGCCGTAAAGCAAATCTTTCCCCTAGAACCATCAACGACATACATATTAACGTCTTCATTAATAAGACCATAGAACATAAAAGGTCTATCTGTTTTACAAAAGAAAGAATTCATGGCTTTTCTTTTTAGCTTAATATCACCAAACATGGACATGTGACCGCCAATAAAGTCACCACCCTGAGCAAATGCTATTGTTTGTATATTCGTATTTGATAAAAACTCTACAAATGCCTGAAATACCTTATCTAATGATTTAATCTTTTTTCTTTCCCAGATATCACTACTATTAGAAGTATATCTAAAGCCAGTATAGTCATCGTCGAGCTCAAGAAAGTATTCCAGACCTAGATCAGAAGCTATCTTAAAACACATATTCCTAGCATATACTACGGCTTTGGGATTATTAGTATTGTCTGCTGAGTCAGTTAAATTCATGGCTTCTTGTTTGTTAAAAACATAAAACTCATCATTGGGATAGTTTGACTTATATTGATTTAAAGTCTTATCTTGGTCATCAAGAACAAGTACTATCCTTCCAGTATAGCCTTGATCTCTTAAGTTTTTAATTGTTATGACTTTTTCTGGTCTGTTATTTGTTAAAATAAGGACTGCAAAATTATTCATGGTCATCTTTATATGCTTCTCTCATATCTTCTGTAAGTTTAACAAAGCCAAGTTCAATAGCCTTATCGAAATCAATAACTACTAAAGCAGATTTTTCCATAAGATTTTGTTCTTCTGGTGATGCGTGAGCATAATATTCTGCAATATTTTTGTAGTTAAATTTAGTATGTCTATGAGCTGCAAGCTTTAAAAATAGCTTAACATCAAATGGTAGAGATGAATCTTCTATCTCTTTTAATAAAGCGTCCGTAGTTTCGGTGTCATATAGCATCGGTAAAGTTGGTTTTTCGCCTCTTACCTCATATATTGGACTCTCTACTTTTCTTGTATATTTTTCATCTTCTGCTTCGTTCAGATCAATTACAAAGTCTTTAATACCTAGTAGGTCAATATCAAAATCTGGTCCTAAATCAAGCATTTCTGTATTAATGGCACTTAAATCAAGTTCTGCCCAGCTTGCTATTGCGTTATCAGATGTTAGATAAGCATACTCTTGAGCTTCACTTTCAAAGTCCTGAAACATGGCTGGCACTTCTTTAAGACCAGCAATTTTTGCCGCCTCAATTCGTCCATGACCTGCCAATACAAAACCAGTCCGCTTCGATACCACAACAGGATTTCTAAAACCCTGGTATTGAATCAGCTTGGCCAATCTCTCAATTTGTTCTTTTGGGTGTTTATTATTGTTCTTAGGATTTAAAACAAGTGAATCAATGTCCACTAATTGGATTTCTTTTGCCTGTATCATCTCGCCCACTGGGTTAAATGTTCCGAGTCACTGACTCTTATTATCAGACTATGTAAACTTTACATGGATCGTCAATAGGGTTTATCCTATAAATATGAAAAGATTAATAGTCTTTATCCTATTATTACCTTTTAACTCGATAGCTAAGGATTACCTTTTAGAAGCTATGTTTGCGGATTGGTCTAAGGTTGAGGACGTTAGTGAATCGGAGTCCACTCCAAATTACTCAGATGATGGAGAGCCAGAGTTTTACTCGTGGAACCTTGGAAGTCCTGACAATTTACCTGAGACAATTATCATCTATGAAAAGACATCGTGCTGGTGTGATTAAAAAGAGCGACAAGGACATGGAGGATACTTGCCGCCCTAAAACTGACAAAAGGATGAAAGCCAGTTTTTATTTATAATTCTGAAAGAGTGTCTTTAGGTTCTTCATTCCCTGAATAACTATTATCCTCGATTCCACCATTACATCGTAAAAGGTTAATCCTTTCAATCTGTATTTTTTGACTACCATTATTGTCTGGTGCGATTTCATTTCTTACCTCTTCGCAAGCCTTAAAAAGTTCATCGTTATTTGTAGTTATGCCTATCGTTGTCAACAAATCCATTTTTGTTTCCATGTCAGGCTCTAGGTTTATTAATGCCAAAACTATTTCATAATTTTTCATAATTGTTTCCTACCACATATAAATATCGTCAATTCCATTCATCCAACTATCATGAGTCATGATTGGCTTGATTGCGTTCTCGTTTTTCTCATGCCTTCTAGTCTTCTTTATGTTCTCTGGTTTTACCTCAGTTCCGTTCCTAAAGTCAAAAGCCCAGCCGTTAGTCATCATCTCAGTTGATACATAAGTTTCATAGACCATTTTTAAAACATCTAGGTGATAAGTCTTTCCGACTGTAGTCCAATAGGCTACAGGGCCTCTTATTGATGGTATGCCATGAGCTTGCGCCATGTTTATGTGCTTACCCAGATTGGTGTCATAAATCCTGCCGTTACGGTAAATCATTAACTCAGGATGTCTTGGGCTTGGCTTAGGTTCTAGCTTCATTTTCTACCTCTTTTATTTTTTCCATTATCTTGCAATAACTACACTTCTTTTCAGAGTCGCAATTACAATCACCATATTCAAATTCTATTAGCTCTTTTAGTTCCTGAATCTTCTCATTCATAACTCTCCTTTAAAGGCATACTCGGGCCCTTGGTATGCCAGCAAGGTCACACAACCCAATGGACCTGGTTATTGCCCTATCTGTTTTATTAATGCTTCTTTATAGTCTTGAACCATGCTTTCAATTAATGATTCTCTACTTAAGTGAAGAGTAGATGAGATTTTGTTAATGTGTTTTGCAGGAAGTTGACATTTACCGCACTCAATATTGGACAAGTATTGAGTGTTGATTATTTTCCATCCCATGTAATTATGAACTTCGGCTTGGGATAGGTTTAATTGTTGTCGTCTTGTTCTGATTA